TTTCAACGCTGCTCAAGGAGTAGGTGCTCCTCGTGTACCCATAGGTGGTAGAGCAGATTTAGTAGGTTCTCCAGCAAACTTACTAAGCATAGGTAAGCAAAACGCAATGCCTATAAAGGGTTTTGAATTTTTAGTCGGATCTCCTGCATACTTTGAAGCACAAAATAAACAAATATTACAAGTAGCAAAAGATAATGCACTGCCAGTAAGAGGCTTTAAAAATCTTCCTGGTTCTCCAGCTTATTTTGAAGCTCAGAATAAAGACATACTAAAGGTAGCAAAACAAAATGCTCTTCCAGTTCAAGGTTTCAAAAATTTAGTTGGATCTCCTGCTTATTTTAAAGCTCAAGCAGATGAAGCCGAAAGGCTAAGTAGAGAAATGCGACCTAGAGGAGATTTTAGTGCGTTATCTAGCAGACAATCATTTAATGTTAGAGGTCAAAGAACTTTTGCAAACAATCCACTGTCTCTACTTATGGGTGGTAGAGGTTTTGATAGAGGATCAGCCTTTAGCAGTGCTGCGATAAGTGGTGCATTTCCTCTGCTATTCGGTCAAGGTCCGTTAGCTGCTGCTGGTGGTGCAATCGGTGGCGGACTTGGCGGAGGTCTTGGCGGTCAGATGGGGGGCTTCGCAGGAGGTCTGATTGGAACGGCTGTAGTATCTGGTATAACTGGTTTCGTTAATTCAGTAACAGAATTAGGAAGGTCGATAGAAACACTGGATGGTCAATTTAATTTATTAACTCAAAAATCTTTATTCAGTACTAAAGAAGCAGAAAATAGAGCAAAAGTTTTACAGTCTTTAGGAGAACGGGAAAAATTAACTACATTATTGAGTAAAGAATTAACTGCTGTATTAGGACAGGATGGAGCAGAAAAATTAAGAAGAGCAGCAGAAGCCTCTAAAGAATTAAACACAACATTTGCAGAACTTACTGTAAATCTACAGTTAGCTTTAGCTGGTCCAATATCTCAGTTCTTAAAACTTGTAAACAACGTATTAAATCAAGGAACTGCTATTTCTCTAGGTAAAGGAAAAGGCACAGTTAATTTAGGTCCAGGCGAGGAACAATTCCTTAAAGATTTTGGAGGTGTGCTATCCCAAATGAGTCAATCTCAGATTGATAACATACTGAGAGCACAGATAGGAACTACTGTAGAAGGATTGAGAATAAATAATGAAAGAAGGCAAGCCATAAGAAAATTTGATTTAGCCAGACAAACCAACCCTGCTGGATTAGATGCGTTTTTGGGAGGAGGCAGTAGTTTTGCGGGAGGCAACACACCTTTAGAAGTTGATGCTAAAAGAGTTGCTAGTGCTCAGAAAAAAGTAAAAGCTATGCAAAAAGAAATAGAATTTGCAAAGTTAGTGACTGAAGAAGGTATAAAAGAAGCTGATATTCAAAAACAAGTAGAGGCTATAACTGAAAATCTAAATGAAAAAGAATTAAAAATGCTAGAAACCCAGGGACTAAGTGTGAGAGCTTTAGTAGAGAAAAATAATCAAGCTAAACAGTTAGTTGAAAATGCAAGATTAGTAGAACAATCGTTCAAGAATTTAGCTCAAAACATATCCACAGATTTAGCACAGGGAATACAAGGACTAATCCGTGGAACGTCAACTTTAAATGATGTACTCAATAACGTATTGAACAAAATGATAGATGCTGCATTTAATATGGCTTTTTTCGGTAACGCAGGAGGAACTTTAACCAAAGGATTAGGTTTGTTCGGTAGTATGTTTAACTTTAGTACCAAACCAGCAGATAGTTTATCAAGTTTTACCGCAGCAACACCAGGTGAAGTTACGATGAAAAACTTTGCTAATGGTGGTAAACCTCCTGTTGGTAGACCTTCATTGGTAGGAGAAAGAGGTCCAGAACTTTTTGTTCCTAACAGTGCAGGTACTATAATTCCAAATCATGCTATGGGTGGTTCAACAAATATTGTAGTAAACGTAGACGCTTCTGGTTCTTCTGTTGAAGGAGATGAAGAACAAGGTAGAGAACTTGGTCGTCTTATATCAGTTGCTATACAATCAGAATTAGTACAGCAAAAAAGACCTGGAGGTTTACTTGCATAATGGCTACATTCCCCTCAATAAAACCTACATATGGTCAACAAAAAAGATCTGCACCAAAAACCAGAACAATAAAGTTTGCTGATGGTTATGAGCACAGAATATTATTCGGACTTGCAGAGCATCAAAACCCAAAAGTTTATAACTTTACTTTTAACGTGTCAGAAACAGATGCAGATACTATAGAAACTTTCCTTGATGCCCGTGCAAATGATAGTGATAGCTTTGATTTTACTGCACCTGGAGAATCTGCTGCACAAAAATTTGTTTGCGAAACTTGGTCGAAATCAATACCATATAACAATAGAGCAACGATCCAAACAACATTCAGAGAAGTATTTGAACCATGAGTACTGCTCCGATTATTACTGATCTACAGAAGATCAACCCTTCAGCAATAATTGAATTATTTACACTTGTTACTACAACAGCATTACATGGATCTAATACAACCTATAGATTTCATGCTGGTACAAATCTCAATTCAAATGCAGATATAATACATATACAAAAATGCCAATACAGGCTGAAGGTTTTGCATATCAAAATGGACAACTACCTCGCCCAACTCTTACTGTCAGTAATGCTCTTGGTACTATTACAGCCATTTTGTTAAATGTAAATGCTACTACTACAGGTAATGACCTTACAGGAGCTACCGTAACTAGGATTAGAACTTTGGCACGTTACCTTGATGCTGCTAACTTTCCTGGAGGCAGCAATCCATTAGGAACACCAGATCCTACAGCAGAATTTCCACAGGAAATTTATAAGATAGACAGAAAATCAGCAGAAAATAGAGAAATTGTTACTTTTGAATTAGCTGCTGTTTTTGATCTTGCGGGAGTCAGAGCACCTAAAAGACAGGCAACTCGTTCTATATTTCCCTCCATTGGTACGTTCAACGCATGAATTGGAAAGATGAGGCACTTATTCATGCGAAAGACCAAGACCCTAAAGAGTCTTGTGGATTACTATTAAATATCCGAGGAAAAGAAAGATATTTTCCCTGTCGTAATTTATCAATGACAGATCATCAATGTTTTATTATTGATCCAGAAGATTATGTAAAGGCAGATAATACAGGAGAGATAACAGCCGTTGTTCATAGTCACCCTGTAACACCACCTGCACCTAGTCAGGCAGATCAGATTAGTTGTGAACAAAGTAATCTTCCATGGCACATTGTTAACCCAAAAACAGAACAATGGGGATATTGTGAACCATGTGGATATAAACCACCTTTAATTGGCAGACCATGGGTATGGGGTGTAACTGACTGTTGGTCTTTAGTAAGAGATTGGTATAAAGAAGAAAAAGGTATTGAACTTAAGGATTGGGATAGACCAACCACGCCCGAAGAATTTTTAAAAGATCCTATGTTTGAAAGATGTGCATGGAGAACTGGTTTTAGACAGTTAAGACAGGAAGAAAAGTTAGAAAAAGGAGATTTATTATTCATGTCAATCATGGCAGATGGTTTAAATCATGTGGCTTTATTTTTAGGAGATGATATTTTACATCATTTAACAGATAGACTATCTTGTAGAGAGCCTTATTCTCAATGGTTATTAAAATGCACTGGAGGGAGGTATCGTTATGCTTCGTAAATTAAGACTTTATGGAGAGCTAGCAGAATTTATCGGACACAAAGAATTTGAGGTGCAGGTAAATTCAATATCTCAGGCAGTAAGTTTTCTTGTCTGTAACTTTCCAAAATCAGAGGCGTATATAGCAGTAAGGTCTTATAAAGTTTTAGTTGGTGATTATGAAGTAGGAGAAGATGAACTTGCTCATCCTATAGGACAATTTGATCTACATTTTGTTCCTGTTATCGCTGGTGCTGGTGGAGGAACTAGAAAGATACTGGGAGGTGCTGCATTAATTGGTTTAGGTTTTGCTACAGGTGGGGGATTTTTGGGTACAGCTTTAGCTAAAAATTTAGGAGCAATAGCAGTAGTTAAGAATGTAGGGTTATCTTTAGCTTTATCAGGAGTTGCAGATTTATTAACTCCAGTACCAAAGACGCCTGATTTTTCTTCTGAGCAAGATCCTAGATTATCATTTAAATTTAGTGGTTTACAAAATACATCAAGAGCAGGCACTCCCGTTCCAGTTGTTTATGGTGAAATTTTTACAGGAAGTGTTGTAATAAGTGCAGGTGTTGATACTGAACAGGTAAG